AAGAAAACAAATTCAGCCTAATCGAGGCCAAACGTTTTGCGGAAGCGATAGTCTGGGAATATTTCAAAAAGTACGATCTTGATGCTGGAAAAATATCAACTGAAAAAATACTTTTCCATTGTGTTGAATTAATATCGATTTTAAGCCATTCAAGATACGGAAGGTACTTACTTTCATTCCCGACAATATAACTCAATGGTAAGCCTGTGAGCAATTGAATAACACTAACATCAGTAGTTAGATTTATCAGTTGCAAATATTGTCCATAGGTTATCTCATCCCACCCCTGCGGAATCTCAATTGACTTTTTATTTACCTTTAAATAAATCATTTATAATTACGGGTCACGTGAATTCCTGGGGATGAAGGTTGCTTAACTAATTTGAAAGATAAGCAATACCGGCACGCATCAATGGTATGGTTGTTGAAGTCCTCAGGTTCGTTATAATATTTATTCAAAGCCTTGTCATACTTATACGAGTACGCTCTCCACTCCTTAATCATTTCCAAAGAAGTAGAAACGATATTTACTTTGTGCCTCTTAATTAAATCAATTCCATTTACTATACTGTCTTTACCTTTTACCGCCCCTCGTATATTCCAACCCAAACGCTGTAATTCAGCAATAGACTTAGGCTCTGCACTGTCAGCCACTATTTCGCCTCTTCCAATGTTAAGTGCTTTTAAACGTGCCGAAATATCGTTATTCGTTAAACCTTTTTCGTAAATCAATTGCTCAAAGAATAATTCACCATCTTTGAATCCGCATTTTACTAAGGTGGTTGGGTCATTCGTGTAACCAAAATCCATTCCATAAGCTATCCATTTGCAGTCTGTTGGAAATGCCTGTATAGATGTGAATCCCTCGAATACAGTACCCTCAATAGTTCCCATCAAACCAAGTCCGTACACCTGCCACCAATTGCGCCAGTATTCAGATTCATGCGCTTTATCCCGTGCTTTGTGCAATTCGGTTACTATATTATCTGGACACTCCTCATTATCAATATAAGTCAATATTATTTTTTCAACATCGGTATCTTTTTCAAGTTCCGTATTCGCCCAAAATTCATGCGCAGGATTGTAATCTAAAAACACCTCTTTATTGGTTCGTACTGCCATTTGGTGATAGTCTGTAAATGAAATGTTAATACACTCATTTACGAATAGAATATCCCTCCTTGCACCTAATATGGCCTCGGGAGAAAAAAACTCCATGTATGAACCATTTGAGAATGTATATTTTCGGTCAGTGCCGTTGTAACTTTTTTCAATGAATCTTCCTGTGCTTTTCATTATCTTCAAAAAATCTTTTAACGCCCCTTTTTTTAAATGCGGAATTGATTCAGAAACTACAGACACCTCAAGTAGTGGAGTGTCAATACATTTATCAATTAAAATAATAAGTATGGAAATGGTCTTACCCGAACTGGATGACCCCTGAACTATTTTAACACGCTTCTTTAATTTGTGGATTTTTTTTAAAGAAGTGGTAATTTTGAACATGGCTATTTTATTGGGTTTAGTCAGGTTGTGCCACCGTGTGGAGACAATTATTTTTCATCAAAGGAATCAGGAAGCAATCTTTGTTCAATTATCTCTTTTACCTCCGATTTTTCAACAAGCCCATTTAACCGCTGCGTTATGCTTGGATTGTATATCCCTGCCATACCTCCGCCTATTTGGTCATTCCTTATCTCTTTACGTATGCGTGAGCAGATAGTTGAATAGGTTTGATACTTATTATCGCTATTTGCAAAGTAGTTGCTTAAATCGCTTATAATTCCTTCATCCATACAAAAACATTCAAACCCCTCAATTGTTAGTGGCTTTTCCTTTTCCCGATAGACTTCGTTTCCATCCTTACCTATCCAATCTTTTACAATGAATGGATTATCCTTTACCTTTGTCCGGTAGTCGCAGAAATGCTTATACATGATTTCAGGCGTTTCGATATATTTTTTTTTGATGGGAGGCTTTGGTTTTACCTTAGCTTTGATATTTATCTTTTTAGCCATAAAGCAAAAGTACAATTAATTTTTAACAAAACAAAAGCGGAGCGATTACTTCTTTTCATCCGCAATAACAAAAATATTTTTTATTTTTATTTTGTTTAATTAAATATTTAATGTATCTTTGGCGCAAATTTAAACTAAATAACTATGATACTATCATTTGAATTGACAATGCGGAATGTTGGCTGTTGGAACGGAAAATGGACTGGAGCAGACAAAAAATTTTAAATAAATAAAAAAGGGAGGGAGGGATTTTTTCTTAATTAATTAATAACTAAAAACAAATAATAAAATGGACTACGAAAAATTAACAGATGCAATTTATGAAGCATTAAACTTTCAATTGACAGAACTCAACATGAATAAAGTAATTGAGGCTATTAGAAAAGAATATAGTACTGTTCGTATAAAAGTTCATGGAGAAAAAGGTGATGAAAATGCTTTTTTTGAAGCGGCAAAACCGATGATGAAATATTTATGTGAAAATTGTCATCCTCACGTTACTGTAATTATTGACGGTACAAGAGCCGAATTGATGGAAGGATTAAAAACAGCGCAATGTGAAGATTATATTCGGTAAAAGATAAACACAATGGACGCAGATATACAAGGTTGTTTAAACCAAATAAATAGAAGCTGGAAGGCGTTTGAACACAACGGAAAACCAATGACAAAAACGGAAGTAAAAAAAGTATTAGAATACGGAATTAGTAAAGGATATAAAGCCTTGCGTCCTATTTGGTGTTAGTTACAGGAACATTTGAGCATTGGCAAATTTAAAAATAAAATAAGGTGGCGTGTGATGGCAGAAAACAAAGTAATTAATTTTAAAACAAACAACATGAATAAAAATTTTAAAACAACAAAAAGCACCGTTGAGTGTTACAAAATCAGAGGAACAAAATCTGGTGTTTGGGCTGATATTACAATTGACGCAAATGAAAAAGCTGGCAGATTGCAAATAGCTTCTGATTATGGAAGTTGGCAATATTACTGGGGTTCTTGCGGTTTGAACTTCAAAGATTTTTTAATCAGTTTAAATATTGATTATGTCGCTAATAAATTTGGCGAAGGAAATTGGTTTGATTTGGATAAAACTATTTCCAACTTGGAATCAAACATTAAAGAATTTACGCAATACGATACAATTCAAGATTTAAAAAATGAATTGCTTGAAGAGCTTAAAAACCTTGAGGAAAGTAGTGGTAAAGATGAATTTGTACATAAAATGTGGAATAGCCCTAAAATTATGGATATGGCAGATGGAACACCAAATTTAGAAACTTCAATTAGTCCACAATTTCAAAATTTCTGGAAGATACTTTGGCAGGTATTCAAAGAAGAACTAAAAGCTGAAAGTTTGCAGGTTGTTTAACGGAACAGTTATTTTACAAATTTGAAAAATTTGAGCAGTGCGCTGGCTTTTATTTTTAAATTTAATAGTTGAGGTGTTCTTGTAACTAACATATTATATACGAATAAAATGTCATACAAAATGAAGCAACTCACTAAAATAAAATCCATTAGATTAACTGAAAATATTTTATTGAATTTAGCTGAATTAAAAAAGTACCGGATAAAAGAATCTCTCTTTATCCGCAAAGCGATTGAAGAAAAATTAACCCGTGATCTGCCAATTTTAAAAATTAAATCTGAAAAATTACCATTTTAAAATGAAAAAAAAACAACAATTAGTGTCAGTACTTGAATACGCTCAACTATGCGGTATATCATTTGCCGGGGTAAAAATGCGAGCCAAACTCGGTTTAATTTGCTTTTTTATGCATAAAACTTTGAAAAATAATCAGGGTAACCCGAAAAAATTCGTAGATATTGCGAAATATCCACCTACTGGAAAGCTGAAAACGGGACCCAAAACACCGATCAAAACCCAATAAAAGGCGCATTTGTTAATAACTTTAAAAAAATAGTTGCAAATAAATTAGTTTAATTAAAATAATTATTAGTACATTTGTCGTATCAAAATCAATGAAGGTTTTGATTTAAAACTCTCACAAATGAAAAATTTCACAATGTTCTCCGAAAGTACTTTAATTCCAAAATCAGTAAAACACTACACATTTGATTTTGTCGATAAAAGCAATAATTCTTTAAAAAAAGAAATAATCGAATCAAACGCAAATATGCGTACATTAAATCAAGCGAAAAAGGCGGCCTCATTAATGTTGGCGAATAGCCTTATTAATGATCTTTCAAAAATAAATGTAACAGTGTCATATATTCACATATAATATTTTAACTCTCCGATGTGAGAGTTTGAGAGCGCACCGGCTCCGCTTAAACCGGTTAATTAAACATTTTCTGTATTTTTTTATACTTTTTTTTGAGAGGTTTTAAAAATGTTCTGAAAAATAAAGTAACAATAAACCACCCCTGCGCAGGGATAAAAAAACAATTATGAAAAAACAAGACCAAGAAAATGCAGTGCCTTTCAATTACCGTTTCAAGAATAAAACGGTTCACAAGGCATTCAAACTACTTTCAGTCGAAAGTGGGACATCTATTCAGGAGTTGATTTCATCGGCTTTAAAAGCTAAATATAAGGACATAAAGCAATGACAGATCGCCAACTAATACCCGATAAGGAAATAGAGCAAGACGAGCGAGTTATTTGCTCTTGCTTAAAATCAATATCTATTTTTTGTTCAAATAGGAATATTGATGGATATGGGGAGGTATTTTACCTATGTAACGAATGCCAGCGGAATTTTAACGAAAAACACTATATGAAAGAAGTAATTAAACGACCAATCCAAGACCAGTCGATAAGGGCTATCGTGTATGAGTATTTTGTCGGTGGCAAGTCAATAGAGGAAGCAGTTTCGGAGCGCAATTTAAAATATAATTACGTTCAAAATTTATTCACAGAATTTTTCACGATGAAAATTTCTCAAAATGAAAATCGCTTAAAACAGATTCAGGCAATTGAAATCACTTTGTTTGAAGCAATTTCAAAAAAATATGACGAGAAAATTATTAACCAGCTTCAAGAAACTTATTCAAAATTTTTGCTATGACAAAATCAATATCCAAAACAACAGATTGTTGCCAAAATTTGACCCCTATGGAACGCCACATTGCATTTTTGCAGTCAAGAGGCACAGTTAGCCAGTTGAAGTACTTAGAAGTCCTTAAAACGCATTTAAAACCTAATAAAAATAATTAACCTAAAAACTAATCAAATGGAAGAAACAAAAACAAAAGAGGTTGCAAAACAGCCAGTAACAGTTAAATCATTATTTGGGCGGGAGGATGTTCAACAAAAATTCGCTGAAATGCTTGGCAAAAAAGCTCAGGGATTTATCGTTTCTGTTTTGCAAATAGTAAATTCAAATGCACTTTTAAAACAGGCTGACCCGATGAGTATCTATAATTCAGCTTGCATTGCTGCGACTTTGGATTTGCCATTAAACAATAACCTGGGATTTGCTTATATTATCCCTTACAATCAAAAATATCAAGATGAAAAAGGTGTTTGGCAAATAAAATCAGTAGCTCAATTTCAAATTGGCGCAAAAGGATTTAATCAACTTGCACAGCGTAGCGGTCAATTTCAAACGATAAATGCTACCGATGTTCGTGAGGGTGAAATGAAGTCAATAGATAGACTTTCAGGCGAAATGCAGTTTGTTTGGATTCAGGATGAAACGGAACGACTTACAAAAAAGATAGTAGGTTATATTAGCTATTTTAAGCTAATTAACGGATTTGAAAAACCATTTTACATGAGTGTTGAAAAACTTTCGGCACACGGAAAGAAATACTCAAAAACGTGGGGGAAAAAAGGCTCAAAATGGGAGGACGATTTTGAAAGTATGTGTTTAAAAACTGTTATCAAATTGAACCTTTCAAAAAATGCACCGTTATCAATAGAAATGCAAAGAGCAATTAACACAGATCAAGCGGTTATTAATGATGACAAAGGCGAAAATGTAACTTATGCTGACAATATTCAGGATGCGGAAATAGTTGATATGGATAAGGAATACGAGCGTATTTGCCTTATGATTACTGATTGCAAACTGTTAGCCGATTTGGATTTATTACAGACTTCAAATCCCGATATTGATGTTGCTTTATTCGACAAACAAAGAGAAATTTTAACCATAAAAACAAAAAAATAATTATGAGCAAAACACAAAAAATATCAGTTACAAATTTCAAAGCCATTTCAGAAATGGAAATTGATTTTAAGGGTTGCACGGCAATTATTACAGCCGGAAACAACAAAGGCAAGTCTTCATTATTGCGAGGCATTACCGACCGAATAAGAGGCGAAAAACCTGAATTAATTGTAAAGCAAGGAGAAAAGGAAGGTAAAGGAACATTAGAATTAACAACTGGAGAAAAATTCGTTTGGGAATTTGATGTGAAAGGCACGGATAAATTGACCTTCATAACCAAAGAAGGTTATAAAACCAAAGTAACAAAAGAAATTGTACAGCGTTTCTTTCCGGTATCGTTTGATATTGATAAATTTCTAAATTCCGCACCAAAAGAACAATCTAAACAGCTTCAAAAAATTGTTGGAATTGATTTTTCAGAAATTGACAATCGCTATACTTTGGCTTACAATGACCGAACCGAAAAAAACAAAGAAGCGGAGCGCTACCAAGTTAAATTAACTTCCATGCTTGAATGTACTAAAGTTGAAAGTGTTGATTTAACTGAATTGCAGGGACAAAAAGAAACGGAGCGCACAAGATTAAACACCGTTTATTTGGCTAATAAAAAGGTAAATGATGAATTGCGTAAAAAGTGGCACGATGATAAAGAAATTTTAAGAAAAGAAGTTGATTCTTTTAATGATATTCAAACAAAAAGAAAAGAAAAAAGAGAAAAGGCGGTTAGATTATTAGAAGAATTAACCTTATTGGGATATAAAGATTCAAATATTGATACTGGCTTAACTAACTGGATAAGATGCCTTCCTATTCCAGAATTATATAAAATATTTGATGCAATGATTCCTTCAGAGCCTGATTACATTGATGAAAAACCAACGGATGAAGCACTACAATTAATAGATTCAAAAATATTAACAGCAAGCGAAATCAACACAAAAGCGAAGCAATATAATGATTATATTGCATACAAAAAAAGTGTTGAAGCTGCAAAAGTAGAGGCTGCGGATGCAGATATAAAAGTGAAATCAATTGAAGATGAAAGAGAAAATTTGATTAAGTCTGCAAAAATGCCATCCGGTATTTCTTTTGGAATTACAGGAATAGAAGTTGATGGGTACCCACTTGACAAAAATCAAATCTCAACATCAAAACTTTATTGCGCTGCTCTTCGTATTGCCTCAATGAATTTGGGAGAAGTACGAACCATCCATTTTGATGCTTCATTTTTGGATAAAAATACTTTGACAGAAATTGAAGTTTGGGCGGAAGAAAATAACCTGCAATTGCTAATTGAAAGGGTAGATTTTGACAACGGAAATATTAAATATGAACTAATTGAAAATAACTAAAAAAATGGAAAACGCAAATGAAATATTATTCAGAAGCTCAGGGAACGGTCATTTAATGACCGAGCCCCGGAGCAAATCAGAAATACTTTCAGAAACCACAAAAACAAATTTAATTGGTGTGTTCGTTTCAGAAAATTATAACAGATGTGAAGAAATTACATCAAAATATTTGGACAAAGGAAACGAATGTGAGGAGGACGGAATTACATTATTGAGCCGGGTTAATAAAGTTTTTTACAAAAAAAATGAAACTCATTTGTCAAATGAATTTATCAAAGGAACGCCCGATTTATTTATCGGTAAAAGCATTGAAAAGGCTGTAAAAATAATAGACACAAAACTTTCTTATTCAGCTCATACGTTTTTTAGAACACAAAAAGATGATTTGAATAAAATGTACTTTTGGCAAATGCAATCGTATATGTGGCTCACAGGTGCGAAGGTTGCAACAGTGGCATTCTGTTTAGTCAATGGAACTTTTGATGCCATAGAAGATGAGAAAAAGCGGTTAGCCTGGCGAATGAAACTAATTGACCCGACTACCAGCGATGAGTATAATGAGAAATGCAAACAAATTGAAATAAACCATATTTTTGATTTAGAATTATTCCAAAAACACCACCCTCATTTTGAATTTGCAAACGATATTTCGCAATGGAAATGGGATATTCCAAAAGAAAAACGAGTATTTGAATTTGATGTTATCCGGGATGATAGCAAAATTATTGCCTTACAAAAAAGAGTTCAAGAATGCCGGTATTGGATGAATGAAAATCTTTACAAATAATTTACCACTATGACAAATCAACTATCAATAGACTGCCCAATAGAAGCAACTCCAAGCAACAACTACACCGCAGCATTAGCGGAGTATCAAAAGGATATTAAAGCAGGTCATAAACCGATATTATATTATTGCTCAACTTCAAAAAAGTATTCATCAACTAAATTTAGCTCGGTCAGTGGACTTCAATCGTTTGGATTGAAAATAATTAAAAACTAAAATAAAACAAAAATATGGAACATAACGGAAATTTAATCATTACGAACGACAATAAAAGTTCGTTTAAAAATTTAACAAGTATTACAGGCTCTCTGTCTATCGAAGCGGATAACGCCTCTTTGCCTGCATTAACAAGTATTACAGGCTCTCTGTCTATCAAAGCGGATAACGCCTCTTTGCCTGCATTAACAAGTATTACAGGCTATCTGTATATCGAAGCGGATAACGCCTCTTTGCCTGCATTAACAAGTATTACAGGCTATCTGTATATC